GACTCCAAAATGGCAATATCAGTTTGGCTACTGTTTGTACTCCTGTTTCCTCCACTGGCATCTGGGTAAATATATATCTTGTTCATAGGATATCTGGCTTTAATGGTTTGTGCCAAAGCATCTGTATCGTGAACCCCTGATATCTCGTCAAATATTAACAATTTTTGATCTTGGACAATACCAATTACAGCATTTGTATTCTGAATATTAAAATCGATCCCAATTCTTAAGGGTTCAAGACCAATATCAGGTTTATTGTTTGTGACATTCTGTTCTCTGGAAAACCTAGAATAGACCATTCCTGTAGTTAGGTTGACAAACTCACCATTTAGGTAAGCGGCCAACATTGATGGATCATAATTAGAACGCATACGCTCCAAGAAGTCTGGGGGAAGATGGGGATTATCCTCTGACCGCATTTTGATAAGCTGTCTATCGGTTCTCTCCTTTGCTTCATCTGTACCAAAGGTTTGATATAGCCATCTAAAGCCCTCTGGTGTTGAAGCTGCACAAAACTGGCGAACATTACCAGCCCTTAGTCGTCCCAGTATCTTTGGGAAAGCCCTATCACAGATGCTTGGACTTACAACGTCTATTTCGTCTGCAAGGCAAAATGCCAGATTCAAACCTATAATACGACTCCAGTTCTCGAATGACCTACACAACAGCTTGCAATCTCCCTCCTTTAGATGCACAACATACTCAGGTAAAGGACTGGCTCTGAAGCTGTAAGGGATTTCGTAATGCTCAAGAAACTGATCGAAGTCTGTCTGCCAAATGTCTCTTAAAAGCGGGCCAGTTGGCTCAAGGATTGCACCGATAAATCCTACATTCTGAGCCATAAGCTTCAATGCCATAGCACAAAGGGATCTTGTCTTGCCAGCACCATAACCAGCAGATAATCCAACTATCTCTGTTTCATTGTCAAAGAATAGCTGTTGCTGTGGATGTAAGTCGTTTCTAATTCTAGTAAGAAGCTCAGTAGTATCTATATCGGTGTAATGACTACCAATATGATCTAATACAGAACCTTCTCTGGAAAGTATGCTCAAGACATCACCTGTGCTACTTTTGCCATTGAGTTTATACAACCTAATGCGACAGATAATTGACCGCCTTTTCTAGCTTCTTTTGCAAGTGATGCATATTGAGCTAAAACTTCAGCCGTAAATTGTCTTCTATCAATATCAAAGTCTTTTTTTAAGATTAGTGTTGCCTCTTGAATATATCTATCAATAGACCTTTGAGAAACACCCCATTCACTTGATGCAAATTGACTTATTTCTGATCTGACAGTACCAACAGACAAAAGCTTTGCAACTTTGTTGACTCTAAACTCATGCTCATTCTTGCTAGTTCTGCCGTTAGCCACTATAGGAATATGGTTTTTATTAGTCTAAATGTAGCTTGAATTGCTTGTTTTTGTCGATTTTTACTTATTGCCAATCTAAAAAAGTTTGTAATTTTGATAATCTTTCAAGTTTTTTGCTGTATTCTTCCCAGTTTTCTTTTGAGGATGTAGGAGTATTTCCATCATAGTAAAGATAAACAAAATCATCCCTCTCTCTGGTGTGATTATTCCAGCTATAAAATCTTTTTTGTGTAATGCTTAATCTTCTTATCCTTGCATTTTTAGGAACATCTTCATATTTTGCGTGTTTTTTATTATCCCAGCCTAAAGGTTTGTATTGCCTGTTAAGTAATATCCAACCACCTATGCTGTCATTTACTTTTGTAAGACAATAAGGTAGTAGTTGATGTCGTACTTGACTCATTGTTCTGTCTTTAAAGTGTTGATTTGATTTTTACAGGTTTGAACGTAAGCTTCCTGATACTTTTGCAGTTCTATTAATACCTCTTGTAGGTTATCTATAGTTGCGATTGCAAGCTGCTCCTGTTTTTTTATTTCTTCTAATTTTGGTTTACGTCCAAGATGATAATTCCAAGAATGGAAAGTTTCTTTCCAGTATTCAAGAATTTTATTTTGTGTTTCTAAAG